CAAACAATTTCAGCAGTTAAACGACCAAGTACAAGAAGAAATCTTTGTAGGTCACCGAGTAAGCACACCCGTTATTTTTGGAATTGCAACACCTGGCACATTAGGTCAGCGTAATGAAATTATAGAAGGTTACGAGTTATTCCAAACTTCTTATATTGAACCACGCCAAAAAATAAAGGATTCGTCTTTTAATGTGGTTTTTCAATATATGGCTGATGCTAAAATAAAAACTACTAACAAGCCACCAATTGGACAAGATTATATTGTACTATTTGAAAAAGGTATTCTTGACAAAAATGAAGTTCGCAAAGAATTAGGTTTTGCCATTGTAGAAGAAGTTGCAATGTCTAAAAAGCAAAGCGACCAAGATGTTTTAAATTTATTTGCTGAGTGTGGAATTTCAAAAGACGATTGCGAAATTGTAAAATTTGAATTTGCAAGTGCATCAGAAACTGCCATTCTACAAATCTTAAATGCAAACGATGGTATAACAGTAGGCGAAATTGCAAAGTACGTTAACATCGACGCTCAAAAGGTAATGGATGCAATCACTCAAATGATTGACGATGGCTTAATTAATTCCGACAATGGCAAACTTTCAACTTCACAAAAAGGTACACGTGAACTTTCTAAATCAGTAGACACTCAAATAGAGTTAAGATACGAGTACGGGTTAGATGCTGCCTTTACTGGTGAACCTGAATTGATAGATACCAGCCGTGACTTTTGCCGTCAATTAATAGGGTTAAATAGATATTATACACGTACAGAAATTGACACGATTTCAAGCCGTGTAGATAGAGACGTTTGGAAGGAACGTGGTGGGTGGTACACTATACCTGACACCGACGTACACATTAACCATTGCCGTCACGCTTGGAACTCTAAACTTGTAAGGAAAAAATTATGACAAACTTTGTTTATTTAATCAGCACTACTTATCTTAAGGATAATAGCCCCATCAACGAAAATGTTGATGATAAATTGCTCAAATCTGCTATCAAAGAATCACAAGAAATTTATATACGTGATATCATTGGAAGTGGGTTGTATAATGAGTTGCAAACTCAAGCATTTGCTGGTACATTATCGGCTAATAATACGAACCTTTTAGACACTTATATTGCACCTTGCTTAAAGTACTACACATTGACGGAATCAATGCTTCCTATGACCTTTAAAATGCTAAATAAGAGTGTTGCAAGTCGGAATAGTGAGAACGCTACACCAGTTACCATTGACGAAATGACAATGATTGAACGACGTTATAGGGATAAAGCTGAGTACTATGCTAATAGACTGCGTGATTATTTATTAGCGAATACCAATATATTTCCATTATTTTTGAATAGTGGTTCAACAAGTGATACTATTTTTCCTCAAGACGTACAAGTTTTTGGGGGCATTTATTTACCAAACAACAATGACTGCGACGAAAGATATTATTTTATCCGACCTTAAAGGCAAGGTAAGAAAAAAAAACGAAGCCAAACTTTTAAAATTTATCAATGACTCTAAACCAAATAATTCAACAAGTCCAAACGGCAGCAGAAAGTCACCAACAAGTAAATAACTTTTTTTGTGGTGAGAATGCAATGGCAGAAGAAGAAGTAAAATTCTATCCTTTAGTTTGGTTAGTGCCAAATGGTTTTGATTTTGATAGCGAAGGCAAAACAGTAACCTATCAATTTTTGATGCTTGTTATTGACCGACATTTTGAAAGTCAATCCAACTTGATAGAAATTTTATCGGACACGGCTTTAATTTTACAAGACATTATAACATTATTAAAAAGAAATTCATATGAAGAAGCCATTGGATGGTCAACAAACGCCAAAGCAGAACCTTTTATCGACGGAAAAACTGACGTCATTGCTGGTTACGGTCTTGAAATTAGTTGTGTTGTGCCTTATCTTGAAAGCTATTGTGACATTCCTATGTGATGTGGATGGTGGTTCTAATATTTCCCGTAGCTTTGTTGATACTACTTACAAAGTGGTCTACAAAGAAAAAATTAAAACTATCAACACGCAAAAAATCAAAATAGAAAAAAGATATGACACGTTATTTATGTATTTTCTTGATAGTCCTTATAGCACCAAACTACTCGATAGCACAATCAATATCCATCGACTCATCGACAGTCAAGAACGCAAACTACTATCTAATTAAAGGGGCTAAAGCACGTGAGCTAAATTTGATTTATCAAAAAAGGATTGCAACAGATAGCACTTTAATTGAATTACAAGATAGTATTATAAGTGATTTGGAATTTGTGATTTGTGAAATTGACCAAGAACAAAAATCTTTAAAAAAATATTCATTTTACGCCACTATTTATTCAATAATTGTGACGCTATTTCTTTTCAAATGAAAAACAACGTACATATTTTGCCAGTACCTTTTGAACAACGAAAGGTTCTTTTACTTAGTGATTTGCATTGGGACAATCCTAAGTGTGATAGAGTATTACTTAAAAAACATTTAGACTTAGCACTTAAAGGTGGTAACGATGTCTTATTAAACGGAGATACTTTCTGCTTGATGCAAGGTGCATATGACCCTCGTAAATCAAAAGCCGACATAAGACCTGAACACAATGTCAATAGTTACTTAGATGCCGTTGTAAACGATGCAATTGATTGGTTTAAACCTTATGCCCATTTGATTAAAGTTGTTGGTTATGGTAACCACGAAACAAACATAATCAAACGCCAAGAAACAGACGTAATACAACGCTTTGTTTTTGGTTTGAATCGTGAATGTGATACATCTATAGAAGTAGGTGGTTATGGTGGTTGGATTGTTTATCAATTTAAGGAATGTGCAACAATAAGAAAGTCTTTTAAAATTAAATATTTTCATGGTGCTGGTGGGGGTGGAATAGTTACAAAGGGCGTTATTCAATTCAACAGAATGTCGAGTTTTATTGATGGTGCAGATTTAATTTGGATGGGTCACGTACACGAATGCAACGAGGTGATTTATACCAATGAATATTTAGATAATAAATTCAACGTGAAATTGCGCAATATTTTAATGGTTAGAACTGCAACTTATAAAGAAGAATATAATAAGGGATTAGGTGGTTGGCACGTAGAACGTGGTGCAACTCCAAAACCTTTGGGTGGTCGATGGTTAGAAATTAACCCTGAGCGTACTATGAAAAATAAAGTTGAAACAACAACTATTAATGCAATGACATACAGAATATGAGTAACATAAACCCCCTACACTACAAAGGTGAAATCGAATGCATCGACGCAATTAAAAGCACAATGAGTCAAGAATCTTTTAAAGGTTATTTAAAAGGCAATGTAATAAAATACATTTGGAGATACGAACGTAAAAACGGACACGAAGATTTATTAAAAGCACAATGGTATTTAAACAAACTTATAAATGAAACTAAAACAAATAGCATTTAACGACTACTACAAAGAGGTCGCACCCAAAAAACAAGTGTACTTGCATCACACGGCTGGTACTGGCAAAGGCGATAATGTATTCGCCATTTGGGAAAATGACAAAATAGGTAAAATAGGTACGTGTGTAGTTATCGGACGTGATGGTACTATCTTTCAGGGCTTTAAATCTGAGCATTGGGCGTATCACTTAGGGCTAACAAGCTCACCTTTTAAAGCAAATGGACTACCATTTATGCACTTAGATAAAATTTCAATAGGTATTGAAATAGTTAACTGGGGTTACTTGGTTAAAAAAGGTGATAAATTTTATAGCTATGTAAATTCAGAAGTCCCAGCTGACCAAGTTTGCGAACTTGCAACGCCTTATAAAGGTCAGAAGTACTGGCAAAACTACACAGATGAGCAGATAGCATCGGTGGTCGACTTGTTAAAACTTTGGAAGGATAAATACGGAATTGATTTAACTTATAACGCAGATATTTGGGATGTAACTAAACGTGCGTTAAGTGGTTCAAATGGCGTTTTTACGCACAATAGCGTACGCAAAGACAAAGCCGATGTATATCCACACCCTAAACTAATTGAAGCCTTAAAGACGTTATGAAGCAAGTTGATTTATCTGACATTGGCGTAAAGAAATCGTTATTTGATGACTTAAAAACCCCTGACATTAACGGAATTATCGTTAATTGGGGCAATGATTTAATTACGGCACTACGGGATAAATTAGCAAAGAACAAAAGCAATGCAAGTGGTTCACTTTCTGCTGACATAAAGCCCGTTATTCGTGCAAGTGCAAAGGGGGTGAACTACATAGTAATAATGAATGACTACTATATTAATGTAGAAGAAGGTCAACAACCTAAGCAAGTAGCTTATAAAGACATTTTGCAATGGATGAAGGAGAAACGACGTTATGGTGTGTTTAAATCGGCTTTCAATAAAGGCATAGAATCAGTTATAGCAAAGGTAATTGTAAAAAATATAGGTCAAACTGGTACAAAAGCACGTCCTTTCATTGCACCAACCTTAAACCAAAAGCGTTTAGATACGTTGTCTCAGTCAATCGCTGACCACTTAGCACAAAAAATATTTACATAAATTGTAAAATAAATTTGCATATTAAAAAACTTTTTGTATTTTTGCTACATGGAAATACAAGAAGTAATTAATCAAATCAAATTAAACAAGCGTCACGGCATCGTTTCAAAGGTGTCTGCACGTACTGGCATCTCTATGCCTACGGTTAGGAAATACCTTAATGGTGATGTAATCCAACCTAAAGCCCTTATCG